ACATTCATCGCCCCAAGAAATGTCTCCCGTCAGATTATCGTACACTGGGAAAAATGGTTTGAAGTCTTGACCTAACTGGGTTCTGTATGAGTCGTACTTGGAGTTTAGTGTTGGGTCAAGAGACAGCTTGGACCATACATAGTTATTTACCGATAAGACGATCATAGATTCTCTTTCCATCATTGTACCCGCCAGATTTTGTCAAAACAGTGGGTTTTAGGGAAGTCGCACCAGAGACGCCAACTCTATTGGTAAAGTAGGAGATGAACGTTTCTCTAAAAACTCCATTGGTGTCATCGCCTCCGGGAACAACCACAAATGGCCCTACCCTGAATATCAATCCGCTCTCACTCATGATTGGAACTTTGCGTCCATCGGTAGGTCCAGCGAGCGCAGTCTCTCCAGACTCCATCACCTCTGCCTTTTTCGCGAACAAAACACCGTTTCGATTTGGGGTAGTTGAATCTTCAAGTCGATACGTAATAACTGTTCCAGCCCCAGTTGGAGCGGTAGACAACTCAAACAGACGACCCTCAATTTGACCAACCATGTCCCATTCATAAACGTGGTGAAATCTGTTAGGGCTCGCAGATGCAAGCATATCCACATACTGCCCAAACTCAAAGACAAGTTTTTGTGCGTACTCGAATTCCGCAACAGGTCTCTCTTTTGTAACAGCGCCAAAGAATCCTTCAAAATATGAGGACAGGCGGCGACTAATCTTCACTTAGGAACACTCCTTGATCGAGAGAGCGAGACAGGACAATGTTGAAGTGCGTAACAATTCCAAAAGCATCTTCAACTGGATTGGACCCTAGTAACTCGTAAGTCGTATTCAATCCTTTTCGTGGCCCAGCAGTATCCCTGAACTTGGGGGAAACAAATGTAACTAAAACCTCGCTGGGGGCGTAGAGGTTTCCTTCGGAGTCAATTCTCAAGTCCTCTTCGCTAGCACCACTCAAAACATCTTTCCAAATATTTCTCTCTGCTATTCCGTACATGTTCTTCTGCGACTGATGGACTTGCCCCCGCTCAAGCCTGTCAAACTCCCAAAGCCTAGTTATCTGCCCATACGTGTCTTGGGATTGAGTGGAATAGTAGACCCTCATTTCATTCTCAAAGATGATTGAGTCTATACATGCGTAAGGAAGCATCACAAAACCTTCGCCCTGATTGACTCCATGGTGTATTTAGACAGAATGTTGTCTACAATGAGGTTTCCAGTTCCTTTGAAAACGGTGTCAGTATAGTTGACGTTGGATGTGGCGCTACGGAACGAACTGATGTACTTGGAGGAATATTTGTTGTTTCCACAGGCAATGTCATTTACTAGTAGAAGTGTTGCATCAAGGATATCTTGAGGGACTACCCGCCAACCCCACTCAGCATCTACGCGGTAAATCAACCCCTCTTTGAATAAAGGGTTTTTGTATCGGGTGGACCATGTGTTGGGGTGCTCCATCGTACTACCGCCCATAGTGAGGGTGTATAGAGAGACTCCCCCATGATAGAAGTCTGTAGTGGCTTCGGCATCATCGTAAACAATTTCTTCACCTTCGGTGACTTTGAACACTCTACCCCCGAGGCGCTCGTCCAGAACTAAGATACCCGTTCCATTGCCAGAAAAGCCCAGAGTTTTGCGTTCAAAAGAGAACGAAGTTCCAATGATTGAGTTGATTTCGTGTCGAGCGATGCGCTCATACTCAGAAGCCTGAGAAGAATTGACCTTCCCATTCATGAAAGAAACGATTGAGGTTGTGGAGGCGTATTGACGAACCTTGGAAACTGTGTCTAGGAGAATCGTGGCCCCACCACTCTTGATTTCAACGGAATACCATCCATCGTAATTGTCAGGGCTTAGAGTTACTGCAAAGTTTCCTTCTGAGTCAGACATTGCGGTGTTCAAAACCGCCGAGACCGGGCCTCCACCAAAGCCTTCCCGAATCACGGAACTGGTATATTCTGTGTTACTATCTAGAGCATAGACTGCTTGATTCGAGAAAACTTCCATACTCGATTATATCATGAAAAAAAGGAGGGAGAGCCGAAGCCCTCCCTCCAATCTTTCAGTACCCGCGTACTACGGCGTATCAGGGATCGCAACAGAGGCTGCGGCAGCCTCTTCGATCGCAACGCCGAACCGAGCGTAAACAGTGTACTCCGTGGTATCCTTTTTGGGAACGAACTCACTGTGAACCGTGATATCACGCTGGAAGCCCCAGATGTTGTTCTCTGGGAACGTACAGACGATGACCTTAGACCCGGGATCGCCCAGAAGAGGAACCTCCTGTAGCGGAACGCCAAGAATGTTATAGCGCTGTGGCGCCCCAATGGTCTGAGGAGCAGCACCATCAACAACGCGAGTGATGATGTTCTCGGCAGTCAGGTTGCCAGCAGAACCAAGGTGGTTGATCGACTCCACGAAAGCATCGGTGGATGCGTAGAAACGTAGATTGGTCTTTACACCACGGAACTTGCGGGGAAGGGCCTTGACGAGATTCTGATACACCTCTACGGAGATGTAGGGGTTAGTAACAGACTCATCATCCCAAGTGACCTCGGTAACGGCGGCCTTGTATTGTTCCAAGAAACCGTCATATCCCAAGATATCATGGAACCCATCCGCAAGGCTAGCCTTGGCGTTGATAGCCAAGTCCTCTAGATCCTTGGAGAACTGAATAGTCATCGCGCGAGCAATGCTATCCTCTAGGGCGTCACCCTCGATATTGTCCTCAAGACCTTCGGTCGAAACCTCCCAGTCCAAACGAACCTTACGGGTGGCAAGTTCAACCTTGGTGAACTTCACGTTTGCATTGACGCCGGTATTTTCAGCCTGCTTAGCAGCCTTGATAACCCGCTCGCCAACACCCATCTTGTTTAGTTCAGCAGTGTTTGCACGCATGGTGACTCGACGGCCCTCTTTAGACCACACCATATTGTCCCAAATGTACTGAATGAAGCGACTGGACTGTTGAGTTCCCAGAACACCTCCACCAGTAGTGCCAGTGATGGGATCAGAGATTCCGGGAGCAGAACCTCCAGCGAATGTGCCTAGGTTTCCAGCAGAAGGATTTACAACCCCACCGACACCACCGACGACGTTTACACCGGGAACAGTAGCCTTTTCCAATTCAATCACGCCATCTTCCATTTCTTTCAACTCCTTTCTGAGTCTAGTTACTTACTTCTTGATATTTAGTTATAGGTCGGCTGTGAGGAAAGCGCCACCCCATAGTGATTTTTCTACCTTTGTTACCTGAGCAACCTCGCCTAGATCGCCAGACTTTCGGACAGCGGTATCGGCCTCGACAGAAGCCACTCGCTTGTCAAAACTAGAAACTGCCGACTTGACGCCAACAAGATCCTCTTGGACTGAATCCACCTTTACCGTGGCGCCCTCTACGGCGGAACGCATCTCCTTCAGTTGCTCTACAATCAGATTGAATGCATCTGCGGTCTTTGCATTGGTGTCTTCGATTAGAGAGTTGATCCCTTTGATAGCCTCAGCCAAAACATCGGCATCAGCGCTACCGGCCTCGGGATTCTCTACGCTCTCGCCTAACGTCTCGTCGGCCAACGTGGCTTTTGGGAGTTCAATAACTTCGGCCACTAACTCTGCCGGAGCAACCTCCTCAACAACGACGCTCGATTCTGTCGCAACGATACCTTCACCGCCATCTGCGGGGGCATCGGACTTAGTGATTTTCATACTTGACAACTCCTTTTCATCAATAGTTTCTGCAATGTTTGTAAAAAAGTCATGGGCCTTTTCGATCGAGGTCACGTTCGCAAGGGTGTTTGCGGGATTATCCACCAAAGAAAGTTCCGACAGTTCGTATTCTTTGACAACTCGAACTTTTCCGCCATTTTCGTCGGAAATAGTCTCCCATTCCGTAATGTCTCCAGCAATGCTAAACCCCGTGAGAGTTCCATCCAAAACCTTTTCCCACGTTTCGGGAGCACCCCTACTAACGTAGGCTCGTACAAAGATACCGTCATAAACGTTATTGGATATCTTGTCGAAAAACTGTTCCACACCAAAAGAAATCATCTTGCCAGCAGCAATTTTTGAGTGCTGCTCACGAATGTTTCCCCTGAATGCCTTGAACGCCCTCACAGATGCCTCCGTAGTCACAATGTCTTTTTGTCGATCGACATTATTGAGTGTTGCAAATCCACTGACAATCCTTTTTGATTCGTCAACCTTTGCAAATGGCATATGGTAGGTGATGGTTTTATCCATAATGATATTATTATATCATCATTTCAAAAGTTACTCTTTTCCACCCGCGCCTTTTGGATTCCTCCCAGATATCGTTGTTGGAGAATCAGAATTGTCAGCAATTCTGGTTTTGTCTCTTTCACGAGTTCCATTAGCCTGAGCATTCTGCTCGGCCATTGTTTGGCTTGATGGTTCAAAGAAACGGTCACCGTCTGGGTCATCAGGAAGTCCTATTGCATTCCTACCTTCGTTGACACGCATGATTTGATTTCGCATGTATCGCTCAATCATTTGGGACTGTGCGAGTTCGTCAATTAGGCTGAGTTCATTCAAATCAAACTTCACAATGTCAGTTTTTTCTGTAACGATTCTGTTCATTGCTTTCTCGAACACCATTTGAGTTGGTATTACTACTTGTTCTTTGAACATTCTGGCAGAAGAAATTGAATCGGCGGTGCCCTTTTCACCGCTACCCCCGCCAGTTCGACTAATCGGAACTGCGTGAGCCAGTAAAATGTCCTGCTTGTTTCGCTCGCGGTATCTTTCCCAAGACCCATCAGTGGTCTGGTCATCCACCCTATGCATTTTTAGTTCTACCGGAGTGCCATTCTGATCTAAAGGAAGAGGCATGAACAAGGTTCGGTGTGGCTGCCCCCGCAAACTAGTTTGGAGGAACTTGAATAGTTTTTCTTCTGAGGGTTTGCTTAGGCGTCCACCAGACAAAGTGACAATGTATCTTGGAGTGGCGGAGTTATCGAAGTATTTTACATTGTATTGACTGGCGAGAGCGTCCCCAACAATGGCTGTCGCTGCCGCTACCGTATCTGGAACCCCGTAGAACGTTGACCTAGGAGAGTATTTCTTGACGTGGATGATTTCATTTGGGCGCGAATCATTCGTTATTGGAGATTGAACCGTCTCTCCGAAGTTCCTAAAGAATGTAACATGACTTCCAACCATCTGAATGAATCCGTCTTTCTTGCGACGAACGCGGATTGTTGATGATGGAATGTGTCCCAAGTATCCGATTTGTCCAGTCACGGTGCGGCCAATTTCAAAATATCCATTACCGAAAACTTCGTAGTCTGTGGCAACCTTTTCTAGAGTGTGCCCAAATGTCTCTTCATCGTTCAGATTCTCAATCCAGTCTTCCATCTCTACTTTTACCCGGTTGATCTTTTTAGCGACCTTACTCGACGACGCCCCCTCGCTTGACTGAAGCCGGTCTGCCGCCAAACTAGAGGTGACGAATGAGTATCCAAGACCAACGACATTACTCACTTTTGCCACGATGGCCGCATGGTTGGCAGGAGAAGTGTCGTAATATGTGGCTAGTTCGGCTAGACTGAATGGTGGCTCCTCCAAGTTTAGAATGCCGTAGCCATTCTGATTATTGAAGGCAATCTCGGCTGATGTACTGGCGGCAGAAGCCTTACTGAACTTGCGACGAGTGTATTGGGATAGTCCAGTGGCGCTCTTGAAGAATGTTGAGTCCTGTTCAAAGGGGTCAAAGAATCTGAACTCTTCTTCTTTCTTAGGGCTAGAGATATCTATTTGAAGATCCTCAGGCATCGTAGTCTTCGCCCCGACTCAATGCCGCCTCGTAACCTCTCTGAGCATCCGCCCACGCACCGATGTCAGTTTCAGAAGGAAGCAGCCCCTCCTTCATTCGATCAATTTCTTCACTGTGGCGCATCTCACTAACCCTCTGAACCCCCGGAGTAAACTCTGGCTTACCATCTCTTGCCCCATAATATTTTGCTGCCTGAGTGATCTGATTCATTTTCTCAATGTCGAAAGGTTTTCCGGGAATGTTCATGATGTTTCCATTTCCGTCACCAAAGACCTTTCCATTGTCCTGCTTCCATACATAAATTCCCCAAGAGGAATTGTTATTGATCATTTGCACACCCATAATATGATTATATCATGAAATGTGTTACAACTGGAAGTATTCTCACTTCAGCAATCGAACTAGGGGAGTCTACAAATCAAAAACATATTGACTAACGTTCGTATTGAAGTTTCTGTTGATAACATATCCTACGGCATTTTCAAGAGTCGGAGTTTCTGAGGTTTTGATAGTGTAGGCCGCCGCCCCTGTCCGAGATGCGTAGAGTTTTGCTGGATCGAGTTTTTGAACGCTAGAAGTGACGAAATTCATTACGGCCTTATCGTTATATTGAATAAATCTAGCGCTGCGACTGATGTTTGGAACATCCACTTGAATCAAGTGCCATTTGTTGACCCCCAAAAGTCCATTTTGAATTCCATCAACATAAATGTCTGGTCCTGTGGATGAGAACGAAAGGCTTGCTTTTATCTTGATAGCCCCACCTCCCGAAGTCACCATCAAAGTGTTTGAGACTGATTCATCCGAGGTGCTGATATAGTTGATCGAGCCAATCTTGTCCACGAATCCGGGGTAAACTGCTGGATCGTTAGGGAACGTCTCTCCTCTCCAAAGCATGTAAAAGGACAGGGTTTTGATTGGCTCATCCTCAGTTAGACTGTAAACGATACTTCCTTCGTTCTCTATAGAGATTTGGCTGTGTGGAAAGAATCCAAACAGTTTCGGTAAACTGAGAGATGCAAAAGTTTCTGTTGGGGCATGAACTGAATAGGATGTTCCTAGGTTATAAGAGTCTTTGTTTCCTACATAAATATTTTTTCCTGTACCCGTCGAAACGCTGTTTGCAACATCTACCCCCGAAGCCAACCCGAAGAAGTCTGCATGGCGCAACACAGGTCTCTGGAGGGTCATAGAGGGCGTTCTAAGGTGGACTGCGTATGAAAGTTCATACCTTTGCAGACGAACGTCCTTAGGCACGCGAATAGCGAAGTTGTTTAGAATCTCCCACTTGCTATCTACAACGCTAGCCCCAGAGTTTTCAAAATCCACAAACATTGAGGTTGTTGCTTTGACAGTTTTGAGACCTGAATATTCTTTGAAAGGAAATCTTGACTGGCTATCCAAAGTCACAAAGGTCTGAATGGGCGGATTGGCGAATCTTCCTAAGGTCGGAACTCCATTGGTTACTTCCAGTCCGATTTCCGAATAAACCTTTTCAGCAAACAAGGTTTGAGCGGCAGAATATTTACCGGCGTCAATGGCAGCCTGAGTCCTCTGCATGATATAGGTTGATATCTCGCTGTAGGTAAGTCGATTGGTGTTTAGACCTGACAGTACTTGAGGCAGTCTTTCTGAATCAGAATACATTATAAAGTCTAAATCCGGTACCCCGTTTATTTGGGCTGCCAAGTTGACTAGAGGAATGTTTACTTTCCAGTATCCAGCAGCAGCAATGTCTAGGAAGATGAAGTCCTTTCCATCAATAACGCTTACGTTTGGATACACCGAGTACGTCGCGTTCCCCAAAAGATTTCTTTGGTCTGTTCCAAAATCATCGTAGTGGCTGTCGATCTGGATTGCAGAGATTTCAGTTTCTTCTGGCAGCCAAATATCATTGGCGCTCATGATTGCTTTCGTAGCACAACTAAGAGATTTGAGTTCCACCCCACTGTCAAAAACAATGTTGAACTCTGGGTCAGCGAAGATGATTGCGACCTGTCGATTATAGTGGTCAATCAGTTTCTCAATGTTGAACACAAGGCTGAAGTCGGACTGGATGACCTCCTGCCTGAAAACCTCAGTCCCCACGGTATCACTTTGATCAGAAAAAACCTTTGCGTAAACAGACCCTCTTTTCTCAGATGTTGAGAAATCCCTGTTGAAGTCTGCCTCCGAAAAGTCTCCAGTGGAAGTCAAATCAATCTCAATGAAGAAGTCTAGAACGCTGGCTGTGATCTTGGATTCCACTCGACAAATCTTCGTCACTTCCTCCCCCGGAACGTTATTTGACAAGAGGGACGCAACATCAATGAATACATAGTTGATTGTGTCGTCAACGTCTTTTCGTGGAGACCATGACATGTAGGCTCCATCAGGAACCTTGAAATATAGTAGGCTGTATTCGTTGGCGCTGCCTAGTTCAAAAACAATGTCATCGTGTGTAGCATTGTATATTGTGGGGAGGTGGTATTCGGAGAGAGTTAGACTATTTCCTGCTGAGTTCACCCCGTAAGAAGTACCCCGCTGAAAACTGTGTGATTGGGGAAAAAGGCAATGTCCACTAAAGTCAATCGCTGAACCGTCAGCGACGTAAACATTCTCGTAAGGCATTTTTGACAAAATGTCGTTGTACTTTGGACCACAACCCAAAACATAATGTAGTCTCATGGCGTCCACAGACAATTCTTGTGGATAGATGGCAATAGTAGAAATGTCTATATATTTGAAGAGTGGACTAATGTAGAATAAGACAAACTCTCCTGCCACACCAGTAGTTGCAGAGTCATTCTTTAGAACGCTCATGATTCGCTCAGCGTTCAGGTACAGACTGTATTTTTCGCCCTCATCAACCAGAGTCATGTGCATTTGGCGGCCCCATTCGCCAACGTAATAGGAGTCGAACTGATCTACGCTCCTCAAATACAAGTAGTTGGCGTCAGCAGACAGGGTGACCGCTGAGCCACTGACACCTCCAACAGTCATTATCTGGCTCGGCCTTGAAGTGCTGATGAACTCAATATCAGAGTTAGAGTCAAAACTAGGTTTGGCCCATCTTCCTCCTTGACCAGCCCATAATCCCATTTCAGTGAAATAGCAGAGTTGATCTGCATATAGTTTAGTTTCAAGAGTAGGCCAAGTCATAGCCTCGTTGGCTACGAACTCCATGGTGTACGTAGTCCATCCATCAGTCTTGTAGGCTTGGAACGTTTTTGAATACTCTTTTGTTAGCGGAGGCCCCTCAATGCGATCCTGAGTTAGTTTGAGAGTTACTACGAAATCTGATCTTTCATTTACCCCGGCATTTTTCACAGTGATTGCAAAAGTGTAAACACGTTTCGCAGGAATGACGGGCTGATCCTTCACAAACGTAATCGTGGTCGCATCTAGACTAATGACATTACAGTCTGGATTGTAAAGGGCTACTCCCGCAGGATTTTTTACAAACCCACTACCCGCCAAAGTGTAGTGTGTTCCAAGAGCCATCGCAGGAGAGTAGATTGATGTTTGGTCGTCAAACATGTTCATATTGACGGGATGTGAGTATGGATCAGTCTCCATCCACCATTCTATCGACCTGCAACGATCTAAATACTTTTGCCCAATACCGAAACTGGGGGTTTGTAGAAATGGCAGAGAAGGTTCAGAAGGTCTGACATCCCTATTCAATAAAGCATACCTAACCCTATGCTCCCCCCCATAGAGTATTGGAAGGCCAGAAACAACAGGCCATTCGGACTCCCCACCGCTCCTAGAATGCAAATAGTACGCATTTGAGTTCGCTAATGTGTGGTTTGAGGGAATCCTGAAGTATGACCATCTGTCAGAATCATCTAATACAGTTGGATGTGGAGGGTCTGGCCATTCTTGATTATCGTAAAATCCGCCACCACCAACCACCACACTCTCCATTGCGTCTGGGATTGGAAGAATGTCGTAAATTGCCACAGGGCCATCATTGGCAATGTTCATGGCATATTTGCTGGCAAGACTAATGTTTGTAGAAATAGCCATATTGTTGATTATAGCACGGAGTGGCTTTTTAGGCCACCCTCAAGCACTATCTCGCTTTGGGAATCTCACACACGTCTGTTGTGCAGTAGAGTTCCGACTCGGCCTCAATGTTATCAGAACCGTCGTACACTGGAGAGAGGTCAATCTTCTTGATTTTGCCAACATACGACTCATACTCATCTTCGGAAATCTGACTGTAAGGCATTTGAGGATAATAAGAGTTGTCCATTGGGAGGAAACTCACAGACTTCAACCTACCCTCGTGAAGTCGCAATGCAGGAACAATATAATTACGCTCCTTTTCAACATCGAACGACACCGTAACCGACACCCCATTGTCACTCCAATGCTCCTGAGCCTTAGCAGCAAGACCAATCTTCTCAAAGATTGAAACATCCTTCTCAGACCTTAGAGAGTTTGATTTGATTGGGAAGTAAACAACTTGAGTATTCTGTCCAATAATATCTGGTTCAACCACATAGCCTGCCGCCCTGAACAAGGGTAGTGCAGGATCGGTGTCTGCGAACCTCACTGCTCTCAGATAGAATCTCCCCCCCGGCCCCCAATGCACTCCCGGAGAAGCCCCGGACAGGAGGCTTACAGACCCCTCAGGCTTTTCAGTAGAGACTCGATTGGACTCCCTAATGCACATCCATTCAGAGTAAATGTGGTCCCACTTGCGGATTTCGTCATAGCCCGACTCCATGTAATCAATAACGTGGGGCATTCCCTCGCTATCAAGAACGTCCGTGATTCCGGTCAGCGATAACCCAATGCGCCTATTGCGCTGCATGACAGAGTTGGTCTCAATCCAGTTAGTGGGCATAAGTGTCACTGTTTTGGCGTAAAGGAATGCGAACTTTAGGGTTCGCAGAAAATCAGCCTTTGATTCGGCGTTCTGTAAGTGTACGGTCGTTAGAGTGCATGTTTCAAATGACTCCAATGGTTGTTCTGAGTTGTGGGCGTAGATTCCATTTGCGTCAAAGGCATGGACTGTCTCTACAGATGTATCCCATACTTCTTGCGTACCCACGAAATCGAGCGATTCTACTGTCGCCACAGACTGACTCTGGTTAGTCAACCTAATTTTGTCACCACTCGATAGGTTTATGGCCTGTACCCACTCCCCACTACTAGTTAGGATTTTATGTTCTAGGGTTAGATCGACATAAAAACCTTCCTCTGTTGTGAGCCTATATACATCGCCTACCCCCGAAATCCAAGGCTTTGATGCGTGATACTCTTCACCATCCACGATAGCAATAAAGTCTGAGTCAATCTTAGAAATCTCAATTGCACCTTTCGATGTCATGATTTTTGTGTCCGCAGAAACGCAGCACGGATTGAATGTTGCAACGCGAGAATCCTTGTTGTCTGATGGGTCCATCATTCGACCACGAGTGCGCGCCACATCCATCCAAATGAATCCGGGTTCTCCGTTAGCAACAATGCGATCCACATACTGCTCATAATTGGCTCCAACTGGAACGCTAATGCTATTGTTTGATGCTCCAGCCCAACCGGGACTCTCTGGATCGAAAGAGTTTCTTTCAGGAAACACCTCAGGGTTCTTGAGATTTAGGAATGTTTCATCCCCATACTCCCCCATAGCCAGTTCAGCACTTCGCCGAACTGATCCGGCAACTACGCATCCGCCAATCAAATTGAAGATGTCTGTGATTGCACGGGCATCAAAAATCTCTCCTTGGCGAGACTCGAACATTTTTCTGAGTTGATAGTGAAGCAGCCGCAGTGGCTCCGGGCCTGACGCAACACCACCAAATGTTTTTAGAGGAGTTCCTCTTGGCCGAATCAAAGAATAATCAAATCTCACTATGTTCTTTCTTCGGAGATAGGAGTTGATTAGAACTCTAACTGAATCCGCCCAGCCTTCACGACTATCTGGAATGACATGCAGGATTGAGTATAGGTGAGGGGCGTCAATAACAATGGATAGTTCTTCTCCCAGAGTGTCGAAGCCTAGGCCGATTCCATTCATTAGGCTTTCCATTCCCCATTGGAATACGTACCCCGGGTCATGGCGAGTCATATCTCCAGTGCTTAGACCAGCACAGTTTTGGAGGCTGGCAGAATTGCCATTTAGAACGTTTCCAGCACCCATCTGGTGAAGTCCGCGTCCCGGAGGAGTCCATTTTAGGTGAAACATTCTGTCGTAGGCTTCACGAGCACTTGTTTGGGCCTTATTAGCATTCCAAGACAATTTATTCTTCATTGCATGATTCTTTTGAATGGAGTACATTCCTTCAATTACCCGCCGACACGTCTCATACCAGCGCTCTTTGGTGCCATCTTCTTTTAGACGGCTGTAAGTTCGGAGGTAAGTAATTTCTCCTAAAGAGTTCCCCCCGGCGTCTAAAAAGCCAAACGGAGGAGTTTTGTTTGTGTATTGGGAGACGAATTCGTCAGACAGCCTAAATGTTAGCAATGGGAGAACCTTTCGATCATCGAAGTAGGGTTTGAGTATAGCAGACTCTGCTTCGATGGTTTGGCTGGCCGCCCTTTCGGGCTAAGCCAGTCAGACACTTGAAATCAAACTAAACTAAAGAAGGGTTTTGACCACGCACATCAGAACCAGAAGCATCAACACAAAACCAACGACGCCCGCAAACCAACTCTTTCCAGACTCCTTCATTTTCATCACCTCCCTCGATTTCAATTATACCCCTATATATAGAATTATTAGTCGTGGGGCCTACGCAACTTTTCTAAACCACTCGCAGGCAACTGTCTGTAAGCCAACGGAAACCTCGTTCTTGAAACCCCTTGGTTTCGGTGGTCAATATTACTAAATAGGGTAGCGAATAATGACGATCCCCGACCCACCCGCTCCGCCACCAGAGACACCCGCGCCCCCACCGCCGCCCGTATTTGCTGCTGCTGTCGCTAACGCTGCCGACGACGCACTAGAGGCACCACCAAGGCCACCTGCCGCGAAGACATCAGAGCCGTTATATCCGATGCCGCCGCCGCCACCACCGTAATAGATGGCCGAACCCGTAATGCCCGATGCGAGTCCTACGCCTCCGTTTCCCGGGAGTTGGTTCACCCCGCTACTGGTCGCCGACAATCCCGACCCACCCGCTCCGCCGCCGCCGCCACCTGCACCCCATCCACCAACGCCCCTGATGCTGTTCGAGCCACCAGATGAACCTTGCCCAGAAGTTCCTGCACCACCTGTTCGAGAGGTGAGTCCATCACCGCCGCCTCCGCCTCCTCCAGATCCACCGACCCGCCCGTTTCCAGTGGCGCTACCATTCCAAGAGCCACCACCGCCGCCGCCGAAAGCCGTCAATCCGAAGGCCAAACTGTTCAATCCATCCGACCCTGAACTATTGGTGGCCGAAGCGCCAGCGCCTCCCGAACCCACAGTAATGGTGTAAATGCCCTCCGAAACAGAAAGCGACGAAAGAGCCCTCACGCCACCGCCTCCGCCGCCGCCGCTGCGGAATTGCCCACCCCCGCCCCCGCCTGCGACGATCAGAATGTCGAAAATTGCTGCGGCGCCGATGACTTGGAAAAATCCAGTGGATAGAAATATGTGCGCTCTAAATCCGACTCCATCTACAACAGAAGACCCTCCGGCGGCTCCCATTGCAACTCTGGCAGGGATCGAAATGGGGCTTCTCCGCCACTCCGCCACCTGCGACGACGATAACCCCCTCAGATCTATTCCCCGCATCAACTGATCCTATTCACGTCTCCGAATACCATTACTTTGTTTGCTGTACCCGCGAAAACCCGTACACTTCTTCCGGCAACGCCGTCTCCTGTTAGTGGACGTGATGCTATGACTAGGGTTTCTCCTGATTTTGCTGGGATTGTCAATGTGGTTAGATCATCTGGATCGGTGGCCCCCCCCCATTCCACGGTAATGGTCACCGCTGCCGCGTCCTGATTCGTTACCATGAGGGTTATTTGGTCTATTGTTGAACTGCTTGTTCCTGTTGTATGGATTAGTGTACCGGGAGTTGTTGTGGCGACAACTTTTATTTGTCTACCCCCGATTGATTCGCTCAACAACTTTTTGCTTATTGGCATCCTATTATTGTATCAGAACGATTGGGATATTAGCACCACTTGAAGTTCGTCAACTGAGCCCCCAGCAGCGGGGGACGCATCCTGCCAAGAAACATCCCCATCAATCGCCGAGTCTTTGGTGAGAACCTGCCCAGAGTCTCCTCCCGGGGGAAGGTTCGCCGGTGAAGCCCCAGAATCAACATAAAGTTTAGTAGCAACATGATTGTTACTAGTAGGCTCCTTAGAAACAGTGATTTGACCATCGACACTGACATCGCTTTTGAACTTCATTGGTTGATTATATCAGACTAACTGACTTTTCTAAACCACTCGCAGGCCACTGTCTGTAAGCCCACGGAATTCTCGTTTTGGAACCCAAAACCCAAACCGGTTGGGGTTAGGAACGCGCCAAAGTTGACCCCCGTGTAGTAATACGAATAGACAACCCCGTCGGTGCTATACCCGATATCCCACGATGTTGCGGAGTTTTTGCGTAGAGACAAATACAAGGTGTCCCCGAGCATCAGGGGAAACCCACCGGACTCGGTGTTGTAAGATGTTGGGGTATTCCAGAGAATCCATTTCGCCCCCCGATTGTCGTATCCCGCCACCGCCAAGCGCGTTCCGTCAGTTAGGAAAAACCCCGTTTGAAAGAAACTCGCATTTCTTACAGACACTAGGCGGAACTTGGCTCGGTACTCAAAACTCGGGTCGGTTGAAATAGACCTATACATAACCCGGTTGTTATGTCCCTCACCGGTGGGCGCTGTCAAATATCCCGCACCGTATTGCTCCCGATACGTCGAAGTCCCCTGATTCAGCCACTGCCACCCCGAAGGTAACGTGTCCCCCGTGGCCTCAAACTCATAATCAAATGGGGAAGGTTCTGTTGGGGGAATGTCCGGGGGCCATTGGGAACCAGATGCGGAGATTATTGCACTGCCGGGAGTTGAAAGGTCAACAGTGACATTGTTTCCAGCGAGAATGTTGGCTGGTTGTAAATATTCTGAGTCGTGATCGTGACCGATTGGAGAGTATCTAGCGTCACCTCTCGCATTGTTGAGATACTGGGTGTGATCGTCGCTTGTTAGGTCTGTGAGGCTTGAGTGGCTACTACTGCCACCACCACCAATAATGAATCTGTATTTGTTTGCAACGGCAGGTGATGTGAAAGTTATTGAAACTGTGTTTGGGGAAAGAGATTTGACTTCGGCATCAACAAATTCGCCTACCCCGCCATTTGGGGACGCCGAATCCTTCTCAATAATGGAATAAACCAAGTCCCAAGTGTCCAAGTCGTGAGTCAGAACGTAAGGTTCGTTGGCAATTATTTCTCCAAGGTCAGCCGCGAAAGATTCGCCTCCACCTCCACCGCCTGAGCCGCCTGAGCCACCTGTTTGATTCACCCAAGCAGTGTCGTGATTCAAATTGCTGACTTTAGATAGGACTTGCCCTGTTGATCCGCCTGAGGGAACACCGACCCCATTTTGCCCTGCTGGCCCCACCGAACCTTGAGGGCCTGTAGAGCCTGCTGCCCCCTGTGGTCCTCTAACGAGGCCCGTATCAACCCAAACTGTTCCATTCCACACCCACAAATGACCTGTGTCGTTGGTGATGTATCCATTGTTGATTGTGGAGGTTCCGGGCAAGGCTGCTTGGTTGGCAACACTGCCAACAATGTTGAGGCCCTCACCCTTTGGGCCTGTTGATCCCGTCACGCCTTGAATACCTTGAGGGCCTGTTGGCCCCTGAGAGCCTTGAGGGCCTTGAGAACCTTGAGGGCCTTGAGGGCCTGTTAGACCTGTTGGGCCTGTTGGTCCTGCCACACCCTGAGACCCTTGAGGGCCTGTTGGGCCTGTTAGTCCTGTTAGTCCTGTTGGGCCTGAAAGCCCCGTTGGTCCAATTGGTCCGACTGGTCCTGCTTGACCAACTGAACCTTGAACTCCTTGAGGTCCGTCTAAGCCTTGAATGCCTTGAGGTCCGTCTACACCTTGAATGCCTGCTGGGCCTTCTGGGCCTCTACCCCCACTGTGTCCTATTGTTATTATTGGAGAGGAGTCATCAATGAATACTTTTTGTTCGGTACCCCCGAGAATCACGCTAGGAGTAGTGTTCTCAACACTAACAACAGGCCGAACCACAACAACGCCAACATCAACCCTTGGGTTTATTACCTCTGCGTAAACAGAGACATTGTTGACATCTACATTGGTGATAACATTTTCGACAGTTATGTCTGTCACTACAAAACCTTAGTCACGTCTGAATCCACGGTAATAGTTCCACGAACTAGAGTATTGACAACCCCATCCTCGGCGATTTGAATGTCAAAAACACCGCTGTAGCG